GGAAGATGATCCGGATCTAGACCTTGAAGAAGTTGATATTGAGGAGCTACTTGAAGAAGAAGGAGCGCTTGAAGAACTTATTGAGCAACTCGAGGAGGACGATGTTCTCGAGGAAATTATTGAAGATAACCCTGATTTCATTGAAGAAGCCGGGGAAGAAGCGCTTGAAGAATTATTTGAGGATAAACCTGAAATCTTCATACAAGCGGACGACAGTGTTAAGGAAGAGTTTCAGGAAGAAGTAAATGTATTCAGCGGTGCTTTCGATGATTACGTTGCTTCCGGTCAAAACATTACTGTAGAGGAGCGGAGGACAGTCGTAGCGGCGACAGCGGTTGTTTCAACAGTAGCAACTCAGATAAGACCAGCACCGACAACAACAGGAATTACTCCCGGCGGAGCCGGAACAGCAAGCGGACCGGGCTCTCGAGGGAGAGGAAGGAACAGATAAATATGTTTGAAAGATTATCGAAAGAGATACTATTTTTATCTTTAACAATAGGAGGAACTCTGCTCGTGCTAATCACACTGAGCGGAAGCACTCTACAAAAAGGTATATACATCTCAGCGATTGCTTTAGTAGCGCACCTTATCGGAGTTGCTATCGAACATTGGCAAGACAATAAATGAATAAGACAGTAGCGACTGTAGGAAGCGTATTCGGAAGAATCGCCGCAACTTTTGTGTATCAAGCGATGGCGGTGATCGGAGGAGCAAGTATTATCGGTGGCATCCCGGTTTACAAGGCGGCGCTTCTCTCCGGGCTTACCGCTACCGCTACTGTTATTCAGAAACTCGCCGCGGCCTATGCGGACGATGGAAAAATTACAATGGAAGAACTGGATTCGGCGTTTAGAATGAACTCCGCTCCATCTTCGGAGGAGAAGAAATGAGTAAGAATAACCTATATCATTACAGAGCTAAAGTTGAGAGAGTAGTAGACGGAGACACAATAGACGTAACTCTCGACCTTGGGTTTGATTTACATTTACAAGCAAGGGTTAGATTCGCTGGTATTAACGCACCGGAATCACGAACCCGGGACTTGGTAGAGAAGCAGAAGGGACTCGAAGCAAAGCGATTTGTAGAAGACTGGATAGGTAACTGCGATGCGGTAATCATACAAACGCAGTTAGATAAGAAGGGAAAGTTCGGGAGGATCCTTGGGAATATCCTAAATACTGACGGAGCGAGCCTGAACGATGAGATGATAGCGCTAGGACACGCAACCGTTTATGACGGAGGAAAGCGCTAAAAATACGAAAGCTCCTCCGGTCTGTTTGCGGACACTGACCGGAGGAGCTGACGAGCTTGCTATTGATTTACTCCTTCATAGATATCAATATATTCTTCCAACTTAAATTCGCTGAGATCTCTATATTTCTTATTTGCTTCTGGCGTATCTCCTATGAAATAGGTTGGACCACCGTCACCGTCATTAAGAATACTTCCGTTTGCGGTTTTTGCTTCGTAACCAACACCACGGTTGGTCTTGAAGTATCGAATACTAGTTACTTTCATGGAATTCTCTCCTTTGTTATTAATTGCTTCCATAAGTCAAACCTAGTTCTTATATCCCGGTATTACCAGATTATTTAGGTATTTACTCGGAAAAAGAAAGAAGCCCCGAGAGAAAGCTCTCTCGGGGCTTCCCAAGATAGGTAAGGAGATTTTGGAAGCAACTTCCTACCTTGGTGTTCAAAGTGGTTCTACCCTTATATCCCCACTTCAATAATGATAACAGTTACCGCTTCGCTTTATCCCTTAATGCCTTGGATTCTTATTCCGGGTTTCGTCCAAGTAGTCTCGCAGTATTCGTCCTTATCAACTCCATATTCAGTCAGCTTCCCGGCTCGCCAGTAAGAGACATAGGAGCACTCTTTCAAGATTCGCATCGTAGCCGCTTCAACGGATTCTCGGACGGTAATCTCTCCGGTTTCGGGATCTACTTTTGTTATTCGTTTATCTCTTGCTCTTGCAGATAACGTGTACCATAAACCTTCGTGATCCCACTTCTTTGAGGAACCCATCGATTTTGTTACTCGACCTATTCCTCCGATATCCATCTCTTTCTTTGGAAGTAGCTCATAAACTTCAGCGCAGAGGTCTGTTTCTATTTCTCGCAACTCTTTGATTCGGAGACGTATATCTTCAAGCTCTGCTAACTTCTTCAAAGCCGTTTCGTAATCCTCCGGGTTTCCCGACTTAAATTCTTCCGCTCGCTCACAGTTCGTGTGCCAGCTCCCGGTTTCATCTGTTTCAATAGGCATTAAAAAGGATCCTCTCCATTCTCAAAGTCATATCTATGACTTACTCTCTTACATACTTCCTGAACGACAAACATAATATCCGCCGCAGAAAGTCCGTCCGTATGTCTCGCCATTAAACCATTAGCCAAGACAGTTATCTTCTCCACTAAAGAATCAATCCCTTCTGGAGGAGCGGTACTTGGTAATCCACCGCTCATACTTGAGACTCTAGGAAATCGGTGTATCGCTTAATTTCTTTGTACACGACTCCCCGGGTTACTCCGCACGCTAGAGCTATCTCTTTCTGCGTGTAATACCCATCCGTCCAGAGTTCGTGCCATATCATCCGCCGGTTCTCCCCGGCGACAGCAATATGATCCTGAAGCTCCTTCATTAGCTTTGTCTCATCGGTTGCTTCTTTCAGCAACCCTAATACGTGTTCATCATTAATTGTCATAGGAAGTTTCCTCCTTATATTAATTGCTTCCTATCGTCATAATATACGAAGGGTGTGACAAATTGCGCAGGTATCTGATAAATTAATTATTGGAAGCTACTACTAAAGGAAGGAGAGATAATGAAGTCACCACGACAGAGTTGTCCGCATTGCAAGCGTCCATATTTGGAAACAGATAATGAACAGCGAACTCGGGAGGGTAATTATCCCGGTTTGGAGAAGGAAGCTATTAAAGACATCGAGGAGATGAATCGAAGCTGTACACGCATCTTCGAGTTCCTCCGCTCCCGGGAGCCATACGATTGGGTATCCGGTGATGATCTTCGTAACGTCCTTAACGGAGGAGATGGGCCGCGGCGAGTCCGTCAGCTCAACGAGGAGTTCGCTATTCCTATCGACCGGAAAATGGATAAGCCGGAAGATGGACGCAGGCAAGCGTATTACCGGATTAGCCCGAAATGGTTCATTAAGGAAACCTTCGAGCAGGGACAGATCGTTTAATTGTCCTACCGACATATTAGAATCGCTTAAACAAAGGAGAAATTATGGGAGCGAGAAATAACATAATCGTCCATCAACCTACTTGGGGAGATCAGGACGAAACACAACCACTTTACTTATATAGCCACTGGCACGGTCAGGAACTAGATAAGGTTGTCATGTCAGCTATCGAAGTTGGTCACGACAGATTAGATGATCCGGTGTACTTTACAAGGATCCTATTTAACGTTATGACAGCGGAAGATTACGTTGTGTTTCAGCCGGAAGTTGGAGAGAAGCCAACATTCTTAACCGGGACTCAAGGGTTCGGGATAGGCGTAAACGGAGGAAATGACCAAGATATGTACGAGCCGATTCACGTTCGTTGGAGACCCGGGAAGAACAGCCGTGGTTGGCATACTTACGAAATCTACTTTGAGAGAATGGGTATCGAATACACCGCTTCCGAGTTCTCGGATGCCGCTATGAAAGATGAATTGCCGTTACCGGAATATCTACGAGATATGAATCGGGATATATAGAAGGAGAGAATAATGATTTGGAATAAGACAGAATATGCTGTCAGCAACGAGTCTCGCAAGGGAGAGCTGACTGTACGAGCAAGGATGTATCAGACTTCCTTAGTGATTTCAATAGCGATGGAATCCGGAGAATATCCAAACACGCATGTGAATGAAATAGATATAGTGCAAAGAGATGTACGTATTTCAGACCGGACCATCCTAGATGAGTTACTAGAGGGATTCGAGAAAGCTTGCGAAGAATTACATGAGCGAGAAGGATCCAAGAATGCGCAATGAATATAATCCCTTCGGACCCGGGAGCAAGAAAGAACTTTACAAACAATGGGCCGATGTTGAAACGGAGAAGCAGGAAGCGCTTGCTCGAATTAGAGCGATCAAGGCTGAACTAGAATTAAAGAAAGCAAAGGAGAGGAAATGGGAGAGGAAATAGAAGTGTCTCCGCAGAATCTAGCGCTCGTTAGACCGCAAGGATCCGCAGGAGATATTGTTGAATCAATGGCAGAATATCAGGAGCTATGCGTAAAGCTCCTAGATGATAACGACTGGCAGACGATACAGGGAAAGCGATTCCCTAAACGTTCAGCGTGGAGGAAGCTCGCTGTAGCTTACGGAGTTTCCTTCGAGATCAAGGACAGATCCTTGTTCTGGGACGATGACGGAAACCTTAAATCAGCAGAGTTTATTGTTAGAGCTACCGCTCCAAACGGAAGATTTGCTGACGGATGGGGAGCTTGTAGTGTCGCTGAACGTAACGCCGGGAGGAAAGCAAACCATGATATCCCGGCAACGGCAGAAACAAGAGCAAAGAACCGGGCCGCGGCGGATCTATTCGGAATGGGCGAAGTGTCGGCGGAGGAAGTTGATAGAAATGCGATGTACATATCAGTTGACGAACAAGCGAAACTCGTTGAACGAATAGACTCGCTCCTTCATGAGGAGAAGATTGACCTTCGACATCTCTGGAAAGAACAACGCTTGCCCCGGAGAGAGCAACTTAACTCTGACCAGCTTGAACACGTGTACAACCTTATTGATGAAGTCATAGAGAAATCCGCAGATACCGTATTAGACTCTGACGAAACTGAAGAAGCATTTTAATTACGGAGAAGGAAATTGAAGAAACAACGCTGGAGAGCGAGGGATTACGTTGTGATTCCTCGTTCAATACTAACTCAGAAAATATCACCGAGCGCTCTCCGAACGTGGATCTCGCTCGCTTCGTTCTGCTATGACGATGATTCGTGTTGGCCGTCTAATAAAGCGATACTGGAACGGATGCCCTCGGGAACTGCATTGAATACTTTGAAGGCGGCGAAAAGGGAATTGGAACAAGCCGGGCTGATTCGTAGAGATCGAAGGTTTGACAAGGGAAGAGAGACTTCTTCCGTATATTACTTAATCGCTCCGGAGGGTACTCAAATGATTACCACGAACGAAGTGACTCCCCACGAGGGTAATGGTACAGTTACCCCATTAAATAAATACACATTAAATAAAAACAATTTGGGTAATAAAAAGGTTACGGAGGATGGATGGGTATTCGATGAGGAAGTTGGGGAATGGACGGAAGGAACTAAATGATTAAGAAGTTCTCTGCTTTACTTATCGCCGGGCTAACCGCACTTATGATTATATTTACAACGCAACCAGTTAATGCTGATCATAAGAACTACCCACCTTTTGTTGACTGGGGTATGGTAGAAAATTGGACATACGCTTATGGTTACGAAATGTTTGAGAACTCAGAAGTTGTAGAGTTATTACAATATTGGCTTGGTATAGAGCAAGATGGAATTTACGGGCCGCAGACTAACCGAGCGCATAGACAACGAGCGATGGAGCGGAATATCATGGTTCCTATACACGAGTATGTTGTTCCTGACCGGGACTATGGTGAAGCGGTCGAAAGATATCGAAGCGAAGTTATTTCAGCGATAGCAAGATATGGAGGACCAGCTTCAGACGTTAGTAAATTCCTCCGAGTAATGAAATGCGAAAGCGGCGGAGATCCTTCAGCTTTCAATGAATCTTCCGGCGCTTCCGGGTTAATGCAACATTTAAGTAACTATTGGCCGTGGAGAGCAAAAATGGCTGGCTACGAAGGAGCATCTCCGTTCGATCCGATAGCGAATATCAATACATCAGCATGGCTACTTTACGAGCATAGAGCAGGAGGATGGCAACATTGGGTTTGTCAGTAGGAGCGCTTTGTGCCGGTTACGGAGGAATCGAACTGGGGTTAAGAAATATCCTCGACACCGAAATGGTTTGGTTCTCTGACATCTGCCCCGGGAGCGACAAAGTAATTAAGGAAAGATTCGGGAACATACCGAATTTAGGAGATCTGACAGAAATATCACAACAACTATTTGAACCGGAGAAAGTTGATATCGTCACCGCAGGCTTTCCTTGTCAGCCGGTTAGTACAGGCGGTTTACGAAAAGGAGTTAAAGATGAAAGATGGCTCATATCGGATGTTTGCAAAGTTGCCCGGCTTGCTGGAGCAAGATACCTCCTCCTCGAAAATGTCGGAGCCATACTTACCGCTAACAACGGAGAAGCTATGGGACGAGTCTGTGAAGCGTTGGCCGAAAACGGTTACATCAGATGGGAGTGGCTTGTTATTCGAGCGAGTGATGTCGGAGCCCCACATAAACGAGAGCGATGGTTTTGCGTTGCTACCAACGATGACGAACCGGGACGCAAGGAAATCGCCGGACTACTCCGGGAGGACAGGAGATGGCAAACGACCGAGTGGAGCGAAGGGGACAGTAAACGTGCAGGGAGTCTTGGCGCATCTAGAACTTTTGCCGACTCCGACAACCGGACAGGGGAGGAGTTTGACATCGGGGATGGCTACCGGGACAGGGAGGAAGCCGGGATCAACAGGACTCCTACGAGTGAACCTGAACGATTTAGTCTTTCTGGATCGTCTTTTGAACGATATCAACCAGCAATTAGACGATGGGAGCAAACTATCGGTCGAGGATCTCCAGCGCCACATACAGGAATACGGATCTATCACGAAGCTCCTTCCGACTCCCACGGCGAAGGATCCGAAGGACAACACACCAGAAGTGGATTACGAGAGACAAGCGAAAAAGAGAGTTCTCCCGGCGGTAATAATGTGGGAGATAGCTCGGGAAGATTGGGAAAATACAAAGAATACGGCCCAGCAATCGGACGATGGGAAGCTGTTCTGAACCGGAGAGTCCCAGAGGATTTAACATATCACCACGAGAATGGATCAATTAAAGTTTCTCCCGAGTTTATCGAATGGATGATGGGAGTTCCGCCGCGCTGGGTAACTGGCGTTGATTTGTCATATACCCGGAAGCTTGAACTACTAGGGAATGGCGTAGTCCCACAGCAAGCCGAACGTGCTTATGCAATACTATTGGAGAGGGTAACTAGCAATGAGAAAACCAACAAAGAAACCAACTGAGAAAGATTATTATAGGTGGCTTGCGGAAGGAATCGAGAAGGGTTACTGTTCCGATGTCTACTGCGAGAATCACGACACGGTAGCCCCGGGCGACTTCCCTCTTTATATGGAATATGTTGAGCAATACGGTTCCCGAGATTTCTGTTGGCCGATCATGAGATCATATTATGGAGTTGAAGGGCAATGAAAGCAACACGTATATTATCTCTAGGAGCTGGCGTACAGTCTACTACTGTTGCGTTGCTTGCAATTCATAAAGAAATCGCCCCAATAGAACATGCAATATTTGCTGATACTGGTTGGGAGCCACCCGATGTTTACAAGCATTTAGAGTGGTTAATTCCGAAACTTCGAGCGGCAGGTATCAAATTTCATAAGGTAAAAAGCGACAAGAATTATGGAAATATCAAACAAGATATTTTACTTGGGAAAAGACACGCTTCAATTCCAGTCTTTACTAAAGGAGAGGATGGAACAACCGGGACACTCCGGAGACAATGCACAACTGAATACAAGGTAATTCCAGTCCAGAAGAAAGAAAGAGAAATTATTGGACTAGCTCCCGGAGAGAAATGGAAACCTGAAAATGGTGAAATAACTAACGTAATGGGCATATCGCTTGACGAAATACAAAGAATGAAAGACAATCAACTTAAATTTATTACAAACGAATATCCACTTATTGATCTGCGGATGACACGACACGATTGTTTGGTGTGGATTAAAAATCACGGATATCCGCCACCACCAAGAAGTGCTTGTATCGGTTGCCCCTATCACAGCGATAAAGAATGGCGGCGAATGAAACATGAAGATATCGAAGCATTTAATGACGCAGTAGAGTTTGAAAAGCGTATGCAAAATCCACTCCCCGGGACGCAATTAGCAACGATTAATGGAACTCCGTATTTGCATAGGGCTTGCATACCTTTAGACCAAATAGATTTCCGCAATGAAGAAGATTTAGGACAATACTCCTTGTTCGACCAAGAATGTGAAGGTATGTGCGGGATATGAAAAGAACTCCGCTCAAACGGAAAACACCTCTGCGGCGGAGCGGTTCCCTCAACCCGGTTAGCAAGAAGCGAGCCAAAACGAATACAAAGCGCCGGGCTTTCGTTAAGGAAGAACTCGATAAGAGACAATTCTGCGAAGCTAGGATTCCGGAAGTTTGTACGAGATACTCGACAGAGTTACACGAGCCTATCCTCCGCTCCCTCGGTGGTTCTATCTTAGATGTCGAGAACTCCGTTGCTATCTGTCGTATGTGTCATCGTTGGGTACATGATAACGTTGGCGAAGCGAAGAAGCTGGGCTTAATTAAATCCGCACCGCCCGGGAGGAGCTAATGGTAAATCCTAAACCCTACAAAGTTCCAGCTCGCTGGTACTTAGAAGATCACGAACGACCTTGGACGATGAACAAGGAGAGGACTTGGCATTGGTCGCAGAGAGCGAAGGTAACGAAAGAGACTCGGGAGCGCTTCTTCTGGTTAGCGAAGATGGAGAACATACCGAAACTCGACCGGATAAAGGTGGATGCGGTTCCTTTAATTAACGACCGGAGCAAACCAATAGCGGACATAGGAGCCTGCTATCCTGCGGTTAAAGCCGGAATAGATGGACTCGTGGACGCAGGAGTTATCCCTGACGATAATAGTAAGCATTTAACGCAGATATCTTTCTATGCCCCAGTAGATTCTAAACATAACGGTTTGCGGTTAGTGATTACCGATATGGGCTCCGAAAACTAAAAGAAGCCCCTCACGGAAGTGAAGAGCTTCTTCTAAGGTTAATTAAAGTGCGTCATTCCACGTTTACGGTGTCCATCTTACTCGCTCCACCCTTCGCCATTAAGTTCTGTTAGGACTTCTTCGAGATCTCGGATGCTATCAACTTCTCCTCGGTAGTACTCCATCAGCCTTGATGCTAGTCTGGCTGTTTCACGTATTATGTCAATTTGTGCTTGTAGCTCTCGGATTTCATTCTTTCTATTAACTTGCTCTTGTTTAACGGTTAGATACTTAAGATCATTTTCGTTGAACTCTGGGCAGAGGTTCTTTACTGCCACTATGTTTTGCTTTACATTAATTGCTTTCATGGAATTTCTCCTTTGGTTGTTCGTTGCTTCCATGTATTCATATTAACGTGAATACCCGGGTATTACCACATTAAACAGGAAATAATTGATATTTCTTCCGCTCCTGATTAACCTATGAAAAAGGAGAGAATATGGTGGGCCGCAGTAAAGCGCCGGTTGAATATGTATCTGTGAAGAAGTTAGAGATACATCCGGATAATCCCCGGCAGGGAGATATCGGAGCGATAGTAACCTCTATACAAGAGAATGGCTTCTACGGTACGCTCGTTGTTCAACGGAACTCCTCTCGGGTTCTCGCCGGGAACCACAGACTTCAAGCGGCTATCGCCGCCGGGATAGAAGAAGTGCCAGTGTTCTGGGTAGATGTAGACGATAAGGAAGCCCGGAAGATTCTCCTCGCCGATAACAAAACATCAGACCTAGCTAGTTACGATGATCACGCTCTCCTCGATATCCTCCGAGGAATAGCCATAGAGGATGGAGACTTAATCGGAACCGGGTTCGATACGGATGACCTTGATGATTTAATTAATGACCTTAGTGACGGTGACCCGGGAGACTTCCCGAGTTTCGGTGATGATATCGAAACAAATAACACCTGCCCTAAGTGTGGATATGAGTTCTGAAATACGGCCCATCCTTCAGGATATTATCTCTCCGCTCCCCGATAAGCTCGCCGTAGCTACTTCCTCCGGTATAGATAGCGCTAGCATACTAATAGCGGCCCTTGACTGCGATAAGGAAGTTTCTGTGATTAGCTTCACGCTCGCTGATAGGCAATCGAAAGACTTTAGAACCGCTCGGGGACTCGCTCGAAAGTTCGGTTTGGAGTTTATTCCGGTATTTCTCCCGGTTCTTCCCGAGCCGGTCCTCCGCCGGGTAGAGGAAGTCATCAGAGTTCTTCGATTACCCGGAAGCAACTATGATCTCAAACTTAAGAAAACAACCGTTGATTGTTTGTTTCCGTGGATAGATACCTTTGCGAAGCTACAGGAAGTCAAGATATCTACGCTTGCAACCGGGATAGGAGCGGACGGACACTTTGCGCTAAGCAAAGAAGCCTATATTCATTACCGTGAGACTCGAGAGAAGTTTCAGGAGTATCGCCGCAAAATGTTTAATAAGCCTGATGTTAATCAGATAATCAGCCGGGCTATTCTCTCGAAGCAGTACGGAATAGATGTAATATGCCCATATTTCGATAAGCGCATATTCGATTTGTACGCCGGGAAGGACTGGTATGAAGTAAATAAACCGAGACAGAAGGAAGTCGTAAGGAGAGAGTTTCCGGAAGTCGAAGGGATATCGAGCAACGTGCATCAAAACTTACAAAGCGGCGATAACGGAATATCGGAAATAATCGCCAAAGTCGTAATATCCGAGCTATCTCCCGGTTCAAAGTCTCCGCTCCCGGGAATGAATAAACTCGACAAATTAGCGAAAGCCGGGAAACTATGACGAAACCACCGTATGTAGTCCCATCTATGAAAGAGATCGAGAAGCTCCGAGGACAGAGCGGATATAACCTGATATCGACTTTCAGCGGTTGCGGCGGAGCCTGCTTGGGTTACGAAATCGCCGGGTTTGAAGTTAGATACGCCAACGAATTTATTAAGGAAGCCCGGGAAACATACGAACTTAATCACCCGGGAGTCCCGGTAGATACACGCAATATTCGACAAGTCACGCCGGGAGATATCCTTGAAATCGCCGGGTTATCCGCCGGGGAAGTAGATGTTTTGGAGGGATCTCCGCCGTGTAGTAGCTTCTCGACTTCCGGAAACCGGGAAAAAGACTGGGGTAAAGTCAAGAAATACTCGGAAGCGGCCCAACAAACAGATGATTTGTTCTTCGAGTTCGCCCGGATCCTTAAGGGTTTACAGCCTAAAGTCTTCACAGCCGAGAATGTCGCCGGGTTAGTAAAGGGATCCGCAAAGGGATATTTCAAGCTAATCCTTAAAGAATTAAAGGAATGCGGGTATCGAGTCGAAGCTAAAGTTCTCGATGCTCGTTATTTAGGAGTTCCACAAACCCGGACGAGGTTATTCTTCTACGGAGTACGCAATGACCTTAATATGGCTCCTATGTGGCCGAGTCCCCTCCCATATACCTACTCGATACGAGATGCTTGCCCTTGGATAACGAACCGGGGAGAATACGGAAAGCTCCCCGGCGACTGGTTCGATAAAGCGTTATCTTCCGGGCATCCAGACCCGGGAGACAGAAACGAGTGGGAATCGGCGGATATCTCCCGGCAAGGAAGAAACCCTGAAGAACCCTACGCAATCTACAATGAATGGCTGAAGCTACGCCCGGGAGAATCAAGCAATAAATACCTAAACCTTACCCGAGCTAATGCCGAGAAAACATGCCCTTGTATTACGCAAACAGCCGGAGCTACCGGAGCCGCCGGGATAACACACCCGAGCGAACCAAGGAAATTTACCCTTCTGGAACTCCGCCGCCTTGGAGGATTCCCTGATGATTTTAAGCTAACCGGGAACTTTCGACAACGCTGGGAGCGAATAGGCCGAGCGGTCCCTCCTCTCATGTCAGCGCAACTCGCCGGAAAAGTAAAGGAATTACTCGACAATGCCTGATTCATGGATCCCCGGGAACTGGACATTCAAAGACCCGGAAGTCGCTAAACGCTTTGACTCACACGTTCGGGAAACCCTCCCTTGGTACGATCTAGCGACACACGGAACCGCACACTTAATTAAAGCCTACGCCCCGGAGAAGGGAAGAATCTACGACATAGGAGCCTCAACCGGGAATATAGGCCGCTCGATAGCCGAAACAGTCGAAACCCGCCGAATCGACTTAATAGGTATCGAAAGCGCCCGGGAGATGCAAGAAATGTACAAAGCGCCGGGAAAGCTCCTAATAGCGGACGCTCTCGACTACGAATATGAGAACTTCGATATCGCTGTCCTATTCCTAACATTAATGTTTATCCCGGTAAACAGCCGGGAAACCCTCTTAAATAAGCTACATAAGCGACTCAACCCGGGAGGAGCGATCATAATTGTAGACAAAATACCGCTCGCTTCAGGATATCTAGGCTCGACAATACACCGCTGGACCATGAAACAGAAGCAAATAGGAGGGATAACCCTTAACGAAATAGCCGAAAAGGAGCTTTCCCTCGTAGGAGTACAACGTCCGGTAGACGTAGAAACCCATCTCCTCCGCCGGGAATACGTTAAATGGCTACAAGTCGGAGAGTTCGCCGGGTACATCTTTGAGAAATTACCGGGAATACACTAGGCTCTGTACAAATGTCGAAGATACAAACCAATAAAACGCCGGAAGTCCTCGCTAAATACGAGGAAGTTGTCCGTCTGCGTTCAATCGGTTTATCTTTCCAGCAGATAGCTGACCGAGTAGGCTACGCCGGGAGAAGCGGAGCCAAGGCGGCGTATACCGAAGCTATTAAAATGTGGGGAGGAGAAGCCGTAGAGGAGCATAGAATCCTTGAAAATGAGAGACTCGACTATCTATGGAGGACAGCAATAAGTCAGATCGAAGGAGCTAAAGGTGACCCGGTAACAGTAATCCACGCCGTGAATAGCGCTCTCCGAGTATCGGCTCGCCGCTCGGCCCTAAATGGTCTAGACGCTCCTCGACAGGTCGAACTCGCCGGGGCTGACGGTGGAGCTTTACGCACAGATATAGGCGATTTACTCCGCTCCCGGTTAAAACAACTCGAAAACAAGGCAAACATTCCCGAGGAAACCGCCGAACTCACCCCGGGAAGCTAGGAAATGCAAACAAATGTAGCAAAATGCAGGCAAATGCAAACAAATGCGAGGAAATGTAAAGAATGCAAACAAATGCAATGAGCGGCGAGAGCGTAGTAACCCGGTTACTTCGACTAGACCCGGAAGTATTCGATACTTTATCCCCGGAAGAACAAGAACAAGCTATGTGGGATTGGTCGGTATGGGCTAGAGAGAAGCAACTAGCTCCGCCGGGAAACTGGCGTGTATGGCTAATCCTCGCCGGGAGAGGGTTCGGAAAGACCCGGAGCGGAGCCGAATGGATACGTCAGAAGGTAATTAATAACGAAGCCGGGAGAATAGCGCTCATAGGAGCTACCGCCGCTGACGTTCGAGACACGATGGTCGAAGGAGAATCCGGATTATTGCGCATATTTCCCCCGGGAGAACGTCCCCGGTATGAACCAAGCAAGCGAAGAATAACCTTCAAGAACGGAGCGAAAGCAACCACTTACAGTGCCGATGAGCCGGACAGGCTTCGAGGACCAAACCATGATTGTGCTTGGACAGATGAAATTGCGGCGTGGCGGTATCCAGAGGCATGGGATCAGCTCATATTCGGTTTGCGTATAGGTGACGATCCTCGAGTAGTAGCGACAACTACACCTAGACCAACCCGGCTAATCCGGAGCTTGGTAGAACGAGAAGATGTTATTGTCACCCGGGGAAGCACATACGAGAATCAAATGAATCTAGCTACTACTTTCCTTGAAGAAGTCAAAGCCCGGTATGAAGGAACCCGACTGGGCCGCCAAGAATTGTACGCAGAAATCCTCGATGACGTTGAAGGAGCCTTATGGACCCGGGAGATGATCGAACAGAGCCGGGTAAATAATCTCCCTGACTTAACAAGAATTGTAATTGGAGTAGATCCGGCGATTACTTCCCGGGAGGATTCCGCCGAAACCGGGATTGTAGCGGTAGGAGTAGACGCTAACGGAACCGGGTATGTCCTCGATGATAGGTCATTAAAGGGTTCCCCGGTGGAATGGGCGAACGCCGCAATCGCTTTATATCATCGCTCCTCCGCTGATCGAATCGTTGTCGAAGCGAACCAAGGCGGCGATATGGTTCGACATACATTACAAACAGTTGAGAGCCAAATACCGATTAAAACCGTTCACGCAACCCGGGGAAAGCGTACCCGGGCTGAACCAATATCCGCTTTATACGAACAAGGGAAGGTGAAACATGTAGGAGCTTTCCCGGTTCTCGAAGATCAAATGTGTTCATGGACACCGGAAAGCGACTCCCCAGATAGGTTAGATGCGCTGGTTTGGGGCTTAACAGAGTTAATGATCGGAAGTAAAGCGCCGCCTGCGGTAATACCTTTTGGGACAACCCAAGCATCTCCGTGGGAAATCAGTTAATATCTAAGTGGGTGTAATTATGGAAAAACAGGCACGAGCAACCTCAACCGATTATATGGAGATAGGATCCTCCGGGCTTGTCCAATACGGCGGACGAGTAGAGGAGGACTTCCTTCGACAACTTCAAGGCAAGCGTGGATATGCGATTTACCGGGAGATGGCGGAGAACCATCCGGTCATCGGCGGTATCCTACAAGCTATTGAAATGTTGTTCCGCTCCGTAGATTGGACGGTCGAGCCTAGTGATAAAGATAGCCAGACCGCTATTGACGAAGCCGAGTTTGTCGCTTCCTGCCTAAACGATATGAGCATTTCGTGGCAAGACACCCTTAATAACATCCTCTCAATGCTTACTTACGGCTTCTCCTTTAATGAAATCGTGTACAAGCGCCGGGAAGGACACGCCGATGATGGCTCCTCCTCGAAACATAACGATGGGAGAATCGGCTGGCGAAAGCTCCCGGTTCGTTCGCAAGATACCGTATATCAGTGGAAGTTCGATAAGAATGGCGGTATCGAGGGAATGACGCAAATGAATCCTATCGCCGGGACCGGCCCAGTATTTATCCCTATCGAGAAAGCTCTCCTATTTAGAACAACAACGAAACTTAACAATCCCCGAGGAAGATCAATCCTCCGCTCCGCTTACACTTCGTGGTATTACCAGAAACGTATACAGACTATCGAAGCGATTGGCATCGAGCGTGACCTTTGCGGACTCCCGGTTGCGTATGTACCGCCACAGCTACTTTCCGATAATGCGACTTCTCAAGAAACCGCCGCACTGACAGAAATAAAAAGGATAGTCAGAAACATTCGCCGTGATGAGCAAGAAGGTTTAGTATTTCCTTTGGCATACGACCCGGAGACAGGTCAGAAAGCCTACGATATTCAACTCCTTGCCAGCGGCGGAAAACGACAATTTGACACGAATCAAATTATTAACAGATACGACCAAAAAATTGCTATGAGCATCCTCGCAGATTTTATTTTGCTCGGCCACGAAAAGATAGGAACCCAAGCGCTTTCCGTATCGAAGATTGAACTCTTTATGGATACGATCGAAGCGTGGCTTGGGGGAATAGCGGACGTATTCAATAATTATGCGATTCCCCGGTTGCTTAAATTAAACGGAGTAGATGAAGAAAACTATCCGCTTCTTAAATACTCCGCTCCCCGGGATCCCGATATTGGAATCCTAGGTGATTACGTTAGCAAACTAACAGCTTCCGGAGCTATGTTGCCGGACGACAACCTCAACGATTACTTGCGAGAACTCGCTGGATTACCAGCAGACGAAGAAGAATCAGTTGATTAATGACCGTTCGAGTTGAATGGACGCAGAAGCGCCGGGGAGATAATCACCTTCCCCGGTTCCGTCCTACTGATTCAGATAGGTTAGCGGCGCAAGAAAAGCGGATATTCGATGCCGTTATGACAACAATCGAGGAAATCCCGGAGAACTTCTATCAACGGTTTCTATTTAATACAGTTAATGAGCGCCGGGAAATAGACCAATTAAAAGAAGAACTAACCCGGGAAACCGACAGGATAGCGGCCCCTATCTTCGCCGTTTACGCTGATTCAGCTAGAACTATGGCAAAGAGAGTGCGTGAAAGCATTAACCGGGAACTCCAGAAGCTAGGTATTGACGCACGAATCGTACACCCGGGAGAAGTCGAGAAAGCCAAAGACAAGCTCGTATGGCAACCCTTCGACTGGGATGCCCCAATCGCCGGAGTCGATTTATTCGACCAGCAACCCGATGATATGCCCGGAAAAGTGTATGCCCGATTTCGAGCCGGTGAAATAATTAGCTCGGTAACGAATGACATACAAATGTCTATCGAGGGAATAATCGCTGAAGGGTTTACGGCCCAACAGACTTTCTCAACCGGGAGGACCGTAACCGGATTAACTCCGGAACAGACCGCCCGGAGATTATTCGGGCTTCTTGCGGAAACCGCCGCTGTCCCGATAACCGGAGCGGACTACGCCGGGAGGATCCTTCCTTATACCAATGGTTTGTTTCCTCGCTGGGCGATAGCAGTCGATAGAAGCATGAACACCTATGCGAATCGACTTGCGAATCAGGGACTCGAAGCGGAGGAGATTATCCGAAGGACGGAGAACCACGGAGAGCGTTACGGAAATAAACTGCGGCGCTCCCGGGCGAGAATGATTGCCCGAACAGAAACAGCGTTTGCCCAGAACCGTGGAATGGTCGATGTAATGTTACAAACACAAAACGATGGGCTAGTCGGAGCTGGAACCCAGAAGGAATGGGTAACCGGACCAACGGACGTATGTAATATATGCACTCCGCTCGGAGGGACGAGAGTCCCATTAAAGCAGTCGTTTAGTTGGCAGGGAGGGAGAGGAGACTATCCTCCTGCGCATCCTAACTGTCGTTGTACGGTTGATATGGTTCCGGAGTTATCGAACCCTCCTACAAAAATAGGGACAGGGATCCCGGAGGATCCCCATCGATATGTGTTTGCTGACGGTTGGCAGATAACTAGCTTCTAATCTTAATCATTGCTCCAATTAGCTCCGCCGCAGAATGGGCAAGTCGGATACTTGTCCATTACGCAATCACCGATAAGCGCTCGACAGTCCAAGCACCTAATATAGAACTTTGCTAAACCACGAGAGCGGCGCTTCCGCTTCCGGGTCTGAAAGTCATCAAAGTTGATATCTTCCATTGGATTAACTCCTTTACTCGTTGCTTCCATAAGACAATCATAGCATAATAACAATCCGGTTTCCATCGGACTATTTTTGAGAACTCCTGACAAACCCGGTAGAAGGGTGTAATCTGATGATGTCCTAGTCTCCCGAGTGGAGCGAATGTCCAAGTGGCTAGACCTCTGGTTTCGCCATGCTGGAGGTAAATATGCCAAAGTACAAAGTAACCGGCGGAGCGGATGGAATAGCCGAGATCGAAATTAAAGGACGAGTCTATTCTCCCGGCGACACTGTAGAGCTAACCGGGAAAGCCGATGACTGGCTCGTTAAGCAAGGCTATCTAGCTCCGCTCGATAAAAAGGAAGTTAAGTAATGCCTACATTTGTTCACGGTAAAGATACTGCCGTATACATAGACGAGTTCGACCTAACAAGCTATTTCACGGATTCTAGTGTTTCTTTAGATAACGAAGTTTCCGAAACAACAGCGTTTGGAGACACAAACAAAACGTTCATAACCGGGTTACGAGCCGGAACTCTATCCCTCTCCGGGTTATGGGCCGCTGATACAGATGGCTCCGATGAGGAACTACAAGCGCTTCTCGGGAATGCGACAACGCCGATAATTACCGTTCGAGAAGGATCCGCCGCTATCGGCTCCCGGGCGATAATAGCGCAAGCTAATGAAACAAGTTACGCAATAACTTCTCCGGTTGCGGACGTTCACACGGTATCTGCGGATTTCGAGTGTACACCCAACCAAGTCTCGAACTTATCGTTCGCTCTCGCAGGAGGAGTTCAATTAACCGCCGGGGCTAGTATCGCTCACGGATCCCTCGGCGCTCTAAGTTCTGTAGATAACGCCGCTTCTTCCGCTAACGGAGGAGCAGGCACTCTACACGTTCCCACTAACACAGTTAATGGAAACACAACAATTAAGATTCAGCACTCAGCGAACGATTCGACTTGGGCTGATCTTATTTCATTCACCGTTGTCGGCTCAACAGCCAAGACTTCGGAAATTAAAGCAGTATCTGGCACAGTTAATCGTTACCTGCGGGTGACGGCTAGCACAGCCGGATCAAGTGGCTCCATAACATTTATGGTTGCCTTCGCAAGATTCTAGGAGGAATCAAATGCCAACATTTGCACACGGAAAGTCTACAGACTTTGCGATTGATGATACAGGCGGATCAAGCCGAAATATATCTGACACGCTCACTGACGTTAGCTTTCCTCAGACAATAGATACCGCCGAAACAACAGCTTTCGGTTCGAGTAACAAATCCTACATCGTAGGTTTGAAAGACACCACGATCAGTGTATCCGGAATATGGGATGCGACAGTTGATGGGTATATTTCTGGAACTGAGCCAGCAAGCCGTTCGTTTATTTACGGCCCAGCAGGAACAACGTCCGGAAATGTTAAATACACCGGAGAAGCTATAATGACGAATTATGCCGTTAGCAACCCGGTCGGTGATGTAGTAACATTCAGCATAGACCTACAAGTCACAGGTGCTGTGACTCGGGGAACCTACTAACAACTTAATATAAGGAGAGAACACAATGGCTAGATTGGCTGATCGAATACGAGAAGCAAGTGACCGGGAGGAAACAATACTTGGCGTTGAAGCGTGGGGAGTGAAAATAGGTATACGCTCCATGACCGCTAAACAACGAAGCGACATGCAACAAAGCTGGACGGTAGAAGGCGACCAGTCAGCGCAGTTACTTTACAAGAATGTTATCCTCCACTGTTGCTTTGACCCGGAAACCGGAGAGCCTGCTTTCACCGAAGATGATCTTGAGTGGCTACTCGAGGAGAAATCAGCGCAAGCGATTGATCTGGTAGCAACCGAGTGTTTACGAGTCTCCGGGCTCGCCGCTGATTCGGTGGACGAAGTGGGAAAAGATTCCTCGGACTCGCAGGAGGAAATCCCGAGTTAAGGTTTTACTTTCATCTCGCCCGGGAACTGTCTATGACAGTTGGGGAGCTACTCGAAAGAATGTCATCAGCCGAAATGACCGGATGGAGAGCGCTCTATCAAATAGAAGCAGACGAAAGAAACCGAGCAAACGAAATGGCTAGACAGAAGAACAGGAGTAAACGCTAATGGCGGCGATGACCACTGTTCTGAAAGCGATAATAACCGCTGACGCTTCTAAAATGAAGAAGACAATGGCGGATGCTAGTGCTTCGATGGATAAGTTCTCCGAGAAAGCTACCGCTACCGGGAAGAAACTCACCCGGGGAGTTACCGCTCCTTTAATTGCAGTTGGGGGACTTTCAATCAAGGCGGCGGCGGACTTTGAAGCGAGTATGACCAAGATTCAGTCCCTCGTTGGGTTATCCGCTGACACAGTACAAGGATTCGAGCAGGACGTTCGGAGACTCGCCGGGACGACAGCGCAAGCTCCGAAGGATCTCGCTGATGCTATGTTCTTCATTACGTCCGCTGGTTTACGAGGAGCGGCGGCGACAGAAACCCTCGAAGCGGCGGCGAAAGCGGCGGCAGTAGGTTTAGGCGATACCGCTACGATAGCTGACCTTGCTACGTCAGCGCTTAACGCTTACGGTGAATCAAACATATCCGCTACGAAAGCGACAGATGTAATGGTTGCGGCGGTCCGAGAAGGAAAGCTGGAAGCATCGGAACTCGCCGGGAGCATGGGCCGGGTGCTACCGATAGCGTCCGCTATGGGTGTCCAGTTCGAGGAAGTCGGTGCGGCGTTTGCGGCCCTATCGAGAACCGGGACGAATGCGGCGGAAGCGGCAACGCAGGTCCGGGGAATCCTATCATCGCTCCTTCGTCCTTCCGTTCAAGCGGAAAAAGCCCTGAAGAAGATGGGATTATCCTCCGAAGGTTTACGCAAGCAGATAAAGGAGGAGGGACTTCTCGCAACCCTTAAAACATTATCTGAGGAGTTCGCCGGGAATGAAGCGGCGGCGGCATCCGTGTTTGGTAATATCCGAGCGCTTTCAGGTGTTATGGATCTAATGGGTGCGAACGTAGCGACTACGGAACAGATATTTGCGAACATGACCGATACAACCGGGGCTCTGGATCAGGCGTTTGATGCTACTTCGGAAACCGCCGCATTTAAATTGTCACAGGCTATGGCTAACATTAAGCAAGCGCTTATCGACTTAGGTAATGTCCTTATTCCGATAGTTGTCCCGGTCCTCGAGAACTTAAGCGGAATCGTTAAAACTCTTGCTTCCGGGTTTGGTAATCTCCCGGGTCCGATTAAATCAACTGCTGTAGCGATGGCAACGATGGCCGCGGCGGCCGGTCCAGTCGCATTTGGCGTAGGAAAGCTAACCGGGGCAGGCGGTCGAGGAGTCCTTGGCGGATTGTTAAAAGTTGTTAAAGCTCACCCAAAGGCGTTTATTGCTATGGGCGTGGCGGCGACAGCTACCGGATTAATATTGCGTGGGTTCCGTAAACGAGCGCAGGAAGCTCGGGATCGAATGACTATCCTCCGGAAAGAAATAGAAGAATCCGGTGATCCTACAGCTACTTTGACTGCGAGAGTTAAAGAATTAGCTTCCCGGCTGTCCGAGCTGAAGGGAAGCGCTGAGGAAGCGGATCCGAGTATTGGTGATTTCGTAGGTTCACAAACGTTACTTTCGGAACTAATTAAGCGTGACGTAGTTCCGCAGTTCCAGAAGTTAGATATCGAAATGAGTTCCCTTATTCCGCTAGTCGAGGATGGCACAGACGAGTTCCATAAATTAGGAGATCAAACAAAGCATCTTGTTCGACAGGAGGACGCTTTCGTTAAGAAGCTCCGAGAAGCTGATGAATCAATCGCCGGGGTAACAAACGAGCTTGCTGACCAAATCACAGCCGGGGAGCTAACAACGAAGCAAGCCCGGGAGATAATGATTGCTATTGACGAAACAGCGGACGCTTTCGATGACTACCGGAAAGCTCTCGAGTCCGAAGCAAAAGCCTATCTAACGAGTAACGAAGGGATTATTGCGATAACCCGGTCACTCGGATTATACGGAGCCAACCTTCTCGATGCCGCCGGGGATTCAATGACATACGTTGAAGCGCAGAAGCGTATAGCGAGAGCGCTTGAATTAACAGACCCGGAGGTTCAAGCTGGTATAGGTTCCTTCCTTGGATATGGGCAGGCTGTCGAAACTGTTGAGGAACCCATGAAGGAAGTGGAATCCCGGTTCAGGACTTTCAAAGCGACAAGTAAGCTGACAGCGGAAGAACTCGCCGAAGTCCGTGATGAATTTGACAGGTTAGTTCAACAGATCAATGATGTAGTCGATACCGCTTTTGGGTTCGATACAGCGCTCCTCCGAGTAAAAGAAACAGCGAATACCCTTGTCGAAGCTATTGCCGGGCTTAACGATGAAGAAAAGACACAGCTAGAGAGGGAAGGTGAACTCCTCCGGGCTTCGCAACGTTACGCCGATTCTCTCGCCGGTGTAAGTAAAGAACTCGTTGGATTACCGGTTGAAGAAGTCAATGGATTCTTTGACGAACAATCAACTGTTCTTAATAATGCTTTCAAAAATGGAGAACTGGCTGAAGCGGAATACCGCAGGCTTACGGAAGTTCTTAATAATTTAGAGCAACAAGTTCGTGACTTAAATAAAGTTGAAGCTCTAATTAAAATAGGAGTAGATACTCGGGGAGTTCCGCAAAGTTTCATTAATATGTTATTTGACGATGCCGGGCAACTCGATACTCTTGGCTTCGGAGCCAGTGTGGCCGCATTCCTCGGAGCTACGCCAATGGCAACAGGCGGAATTGTTACACAGCCACAGCTCTCATTAATTGGAGAGCAGGGACCGGAAGCCGTTATTCCCCTTGACAGATTAGGTAATATGAACGGAACAACTAATGTAACAATCAATATGCCGGTAGGCGTATCCGGTGAAGACGTTGTTCGAGAACTCGAAAGATATACCCGGCAAGAAGGCAATCTACAACTCCCGGTTTCTTCAACGGTAAGAAGATGACCGTCACGACAGCTTGGGTCATTCAAGGCATGACGATTGATAGTGGCTCTGTAGTATTTGAAACGTTTACGACACGCACGCAGGGCTTTACGATACGGCAAGAAGCGCAGGTTGGCAGATTCGGCACGAGTCGTGGACAACTACAACTAGATAATCAGGATAACGCTTTAACACCCGGAGGAGGAGGAAGTCTACAGAATTACGACTGGTTTAATGCCGTATATAAGTTCAAACTCCAAAGTGATCTCGGCGGTTCTACTCTTGAAAGTGACGTTTGCTTTATGGTCTGTACTGATATCCGTTTTGATGATGACGGACGGCGCTCGAATGCGGTGCTTACATTAGCGGATCCGTTTATCTACGCCGCTAGAGATCAAGTAACAGCAATCAGTTTGGGTAGCCCGGTTTATGATTCCCTAGATGAAATCATGTTAGATATCGTGAACGGTTATAGTAGCGGAGGAGATGCCATCACGGCTGTAGCTTTCCCACGTTTCGCCGCCGCCGCTGATTCACAAATGACGATCGAACGAGGTAACAACGATATTACAGTAAGCGCTCCAGCTAACGATAATGATATAGGTTATACAGGGAAACTCCAAAGCCTTGTATCGGGTAGCGCTCGGGATTACATTAACAACCAAGTATTGCCGACAGGTCCGGGAATAGCTTTCCCGGCGAACGTCAGCACATCCGGTTCAGGTGCTAGTACAAAATTTGATTTCAACGCTTTCTACATCAACCGGAAACTTACTCGGGAGACAGTTAGCAGTAACGACAAATTCAAAAAATATGTTTTTAACGAAACCGGCTCCTCCGGAGTCTTTCCGATAATGAGCGCATCTACTCAGTTCAATAGTTCTCAAGTATCTAACCAAGCAACCGTACAAGACCAAGGTGGGAGCGGAGATGCGGTGATCAGCAACAACACGACAAGCCAGCAGGGTTTAGGAGTTCGCTCAGTCAATTACAATAATGTTATCCTGCCACAGGCGACTCCTTCGCAAACAGCGAAAACCAATGTGGCGGACTGGTGGACGACACGGTATAACACCGTAAGTTTTGTAACGCAACAGATAACGACAACACTCGGTGCTATCGAGCCGCATATAGACACAGGATCACAGAACACCAACTTTACTGATCTCCTCAGCGGTGACGATTGCCTCTGGACCTATACAGAAGTAACTCTCACACCTACCGGAGCCGGGAGTTCCAAAACCTATAAGTGCGTGATCGTTGGTCGTGAGATAAACGCAACACCGCAGAACACGCAGATACGCTTCGATTTAGTGAGTGCGATAGATAACCAAAGCCTCAAACTGAATAACACTGATATCGGCATCTTGAATACTTTTAGGTTAGGATAGAAATATGGCTTTTAGTAGTGGCGCAGTTTTAACGGCGGCGGAATTAAACGACCTTGTCATTAATACTGTAAAAGTTGGATCAGCAACTAATGTTACGCCCGACAACAGTGGCTGGGACGGCATCATAACAATGGATGGTAGCGGTTACGATGGCGGCATGAGTCTTGATGGCGACGCAATGTGGATTGGGCATGATTCATCAAGTAGATCAATTTATTTTGCTATTGACGCTGTTAATTATTGCGGCGTAGATGATGACGGACGGTTCATTCTGTTCGGCAATCACGACTTCACAATCAAATCTTCAAGGAGTTCAGGTAGGGAAATCTTAGAGTTCAAAACAGGCACATCATACACTTCTGGAGCGGCATACAACATTTACGGTGATGGAGATAGTAGCCTACCCAGTTACCATATTTGGTTTACTGATTCATCCTCAACCAGAATGGCTCTAAGTTCCTCTGGGCTTGTAGTCGTTGGTTCACTTTCCAAGTCTTCCGGTTCATTTGACATACCGCACCCATCAAAGGGAGGCGATTGGCGATTGCGTCACAGCTTTATTGAGGGACCAACATGTGACAACATTTATCGGGGAACCGTTACACTCAGTGGAGGTTCCGCAACCGTTGATCTAGATACAGTTTCAAATATGACAGCAGGAACTTTTGAAGCATTAAACAAGAATCTTTGGTCAATGGTTAGTAGTTCAGGAAATGCGGTTACTTGGTCACTATCAGGAAAGACACTAACCATTAACGGACCAAGCGGAGCGGAGTGTAATTGGATGGTCATAGGTGAACGCAAAGACCAAGCCATCATCGACAGCGACATGACTGATGAAGCAGGCGAACTAATTGTTGAATATGAACGCACAGAGATTGTTGAATCAGATAATGGAGATTGATCCAGTAGAGATTCTCAATGAACTTAATAAAGAGTTTCCTAAAGAGTTGCGCATCGCAATCCTAACTATCCAGAACCGCAAGTTGCAGGAACAGCTTGACGAGTTAGAAAAATAAAGAAACCCCCCACCGAAGTGGAGGGCAACTTTGTTTCTTCGCTTTAGATTGTTGCGATGTATTCTTCGTAGGTTGGAACTTCTAGTCCGGCGATAGCGTTCTTTCCGGCTTTGGTTCGTGGGTCAATTTTGGAGTCTCCCCATACGGTTGTGTATTTTACGTTTAGCCATTCGGTTCCGTATGCCCAGTCAAAGTGCTTTACGTTTTCACCGTTTGCTTGAAATTCTTCTTCTAGATCAAATGGGAACATGTTTGAGTGTTGAACATAAACTTCAGTTTCGGCTCCGATGCTACTTACAAATCCTCTGTGGTTTCCTCTGTCATCAACTAGTGAGAATTGCACACTTCGTCCTGTAGCGATAACATTGCTTGCCCAACCGCAAACAGTTTTTTCTTCCCATACAGGATTGCCTGTTTCTGAATTATATCCAATTATTACTTTTGCCTTAATTGTTACTAGGTGGCGTAGTGTCTTGAGACTTGAAGCCTTGATGAATTTTGCTTTGCCTAGTTTGTAATCGTTTACTTTAATCATTGTGGAATTTCCTTTCGTTGT